CCGTCCGGTTAGTTCAGTCCGCAATCGCACAATCACCGACTGTCAACATTCCAGCCATCTTCGCAAGTACAACCGTACGCGCTAAACTATATTTCCGGGACACCCCCCAAAACGGACAGTATCTTGCAATCGCGGCGCGCACAAACCAGCGCGGCAACGCCGAAAGCGGATTGCCATCCATACAGGTTGAATGTAAGAGTCGTATCAAGTCGCATAGTATCCCTGTGCGGCCAGCATGTGCCTTTGCACGGCGGACGCGGGGGACGGCTGCTAATCGGCCCCGCGTCTCCGAGCACGGCGCCGGAGATTACTCCCGAGTGTGACAAAGCGCACACCCGACCCGCCGAGCATAACGGCATTTTTCCGAATGACACAACCGAGAAATGTTACCGCATAGCTGCAACAATTGCAGCGCGGCACTTGACGCGATGGAACCACGCCGAGTAATTCAACCGTGTTTTACATAGTTTGAATGCAAGATTAACTATTTGTTAACTTTTGGGCTTGCCCAGCATTAACATAATTATCTCTCATTCGGGCTACGACTATACCCCTATTTCCGCCGTGCGCCGCCTGCCCGCTGGTATGGTACGTTTGCCGTTATTCCTTGGCAGGAGCGCAACTCATGACTGAAATCCCCATTGACACCGAACCGGCCCCGATCCGCGCCGGCTAATGCCGACGTACGTTCGCGGCCGTGGAAGCCGCAGTCTGACCGACGCCGAAATCATACAGGCGTACGTGCAAGGCGAAGACGCCGACAGCATAGGCATACGCGCCGGATGCAGCGGGACGACCGTCCGCGACCTCGTCCGCGCGGCCGGCGAAGTGGTGCGCGGCAGAGGCAAGCGCCCGCGCAAGCCGCTCAAGCTGACCGACGCCGAGATATTGCGCCTATACCGCTCCGGCCAGTCAGGCCAGGCCGTCGCCGACGCCGCAGGCACGACCACCAACACAGTGTATAAAATCGTCCGCGACCAAGGCGGCACCATCCGGCCGGCTCAGCGATCGAAGCGGGAATACGTAGCCAGCCAGCTTGAGCGCTGCGCCAAAGGCGGACACGCCACCGCCGCAGCCCGTCGCGAGCGAAAGGCCGAGCAGGATGGATAGGAAGCTGTTCGATATCCAGATGACCAGCCTGAAGCGCGCCGTCGAGCACCTGCAAACGCTCGATCTGGACGGAATGCTTCAAAGCGCCAAGGCTTCCGGCGCATCGATCGACGCGGAGTCGATAGAACTGGCGCGCCGGCTGATAGCCGATTTACCCGACGCCATAAAGCGACCGCCGCCGCTATAATCAGCGGACCGGCGGGGTGCTGATACACCCCGCCCGGTCCTAACCATAACCAGCAGTGGAGTGCTGATCGTGGCTGACGACATTAACCCAGACAAAGCCAGGCCGGACAAGGCCGAAACTAAGGCACGCCGCGCTGAGCGTCGCGCCGAGCACCGCCGACAGAACATCGAGAAGTACCTAGCCGCAGAGCGAGCGTCCCGCGTCGCCAACCGGGAGTCTCGAAAGAAAGCGGGGATCGAATATCGCGCTTCCAGCGAAGGGAAAGCCCAGCGCGCAGCCTATCAAGCCACCAACCGCGAAAAGATCAGAGCACAGAAAAAATCTCTCTACGCGGCAGACCCAGAAAGGCACCGCGCCTATGGCCGAAAATATCGCCAAGCACACCCGGACAAGACCCGCGAAAAGCACCGCCGTTTCAAGTTGGAGAACCCAAACAAATACGCAGACATGATAGCCGCCCTTGCCGCCCGGAAAAAGGCTGACCCGGAACTCAACGCCGCCTGTTGCCGTAACCGCCAAGCTAGGAAGAAAGCAGCAGGGGGAAGGCATACGAGCGAGGACGTGAGGCAGATATACAAGGCGCAGCGCGGCAAATGCGCTTATTGCCAAGTCTCTGTCGCTAAGAAATTCCACGTTGACCATATCCACCCCCTCGCGAAAGGTGGCAGTAACGACCGAAGAAACCTTCAAATCCTGTGCGCGCCATGCAATCAGAGCAAGAATGCCAGCGACCCAATAGCCTACGCTCGATCGCTTGGCCTGCTGCTATGAAAGAAGCCGCCGACACGAAGCCGGCGGCCAAGTTCATCAGGGAGGATACTCCGGTATGAGCACCCGCATCCTGCGCCCGCAGCGGTTAAGCGACCGTGAAACAACTCAAAGCGCCGCTAACTTGAAAGTCCGCGATATATTCCGAAAATACACATAGCTTCCGATAACATTACATTATCGGAAGTAATCGAAGGACAGCGATATGACAGACAACGCGCCCGATCCGCACGCTTTCAGCCACGATTTCGACGCCATCGCCACCGGAATACGCGATCACATCACCGAACTGCGGCAGCACGGAATGAACGTCGAGGCCGACCGTATGGCCGAGCAACTGGACGCCTTGTGGAAGCTGCACCACGCCATCATGAAGCGACTGACCAACTGACCGTCCGACAAGGCCAGTTTCCAGACACCGAAAACGAGAGCAGCCATGACAGGCCCGACCGCCGACACACCGACCTGGGACGAGGCCGACGCCGCCCCGATGCCGCCCGAGACTCCGCCTGACACCTGCCCGCACTGCGCGACCGCATGGCGGAGCAAAGGCACCGTCGCCAAGCTGGAAGACGCCGCAGTCTGTCAGCACTGCCTAAACCTGCTCATCCGCGAGGCGGCCGGCTGGAGATCCGCGACCTACGACGAAGCGGAACTATGGGACCGCGACCCGCGCATCATCGCCATGCGCCGGATATGGGCGAAGCCATTGCCAGAACCGGACGACCCGCCACAATAAGGAAAGCCCCAAAACAAAACGCCCCCGCCATCGCTGACGGGGGCCGCATTTTGTGCTTCAACAGGCTTCCGCCTGCGAGCGTGCTAACGCACCAGCAGATGCGCAGCGGATCGTCCTTCGCCCAAATCGCGGGGACGACATTATGGTGCCACGCACCGCGTCGCCCCGCATTGCCGAAGATGCGGTAGTCATCTACGCGAACAGAGTAACCAGGCCCCGGAACCGATCCTTAACGCAGGGCGGCTATGCTGATCGAGCGCAGAGGCATGGCCGGCCCGCTCAGTGAGCAGCGCGACGGAAAACGGCGGTCCACGCCAGTGTGACCGCCGCTCCGGACTTTCAATTCATACTAGAGTGAATGGAAAGGTATCAGGCTCACATCATCACGCCTATGTTGATGTGAGGCGCATCCTTAGCACGGCGGCGGGGTCAGGGATAGCCCATCCCGCCCCACCGCCGCCGATCAGGCGACTTTCCGCGCAGCTCGCGCCCGCCGCTTGATGTTGCCCAGGTTGATAGCCTCAGACTGCGACCGGATCGGAACGCCGCACGCCTTCAGGATCGACACGATATGCGCGTGGCTTACCCGCGCCTTCAGACCGCACATTCCGGCGCTGTCGCCGTCCAGGTACAGAGAGCAGATTTCGGCATCGGTCAGGCGGGGCACCTTGACGAACACGGCACTACTCTGCCGCAGCCGGGGGTTGGTCGTCTGGCTTGTCGGCGGTCAGGATGCCGATCAGGCCCGCAATCGACACGCCAGCGGAGATGATGTGCAGGGCAAGCGCCGGCTCAATCGCCACGCCCGCGACGCCACTAAGCACCAGGATCGCGCCGCGCCAGGAAGATGCTTCCTGCGCCCGATCCAGAATGAACCGGCCAACGGCTTTCAGTGCGTTCTTGGAAGTCTGTGCGGCCATCGTCCCGGTTCCTGATCCAAAAGCCGGGACCTATCTTGAGAGCAGCAAACTCTTCAGCGGAAAACCCGCGATCCCGGCCGGCACAGAATGACATGCCCCGGTTAAGTTTCCGTTGAGTCCGGCACGGATCGCGCCATGAGCTGCGACAGGCTCAGCCGCGCCTGCTTCATGCTTGCCAGCAGATGCTGCTTCGCCACTTCGCTGCCCGCCGCCGGCTGGATCGCCGCCAGCTCCGCCTGCCACTGCTCCAGCGACACAAGTACCGCCCGCGCCAGCGCAGCACCCCGCTCAGGCTTCATCGAGCTTCGCGATCAGGCGAGCCAACGACGTCCGCGCCATTTCGATATCTCTCGCCAAACTCAGCGCCTCGCCCTTGCAGCCGACCGGGCAGCAGTCGGCAATCTCGATTGCTCTCTTCTGCCAATTTTCAACGTTAGCTAGTAAAGCCTGCGTTAAGCGCCGCGCTTTTTCCTCGCGCAAGCCGTCACGCAGCGACATCAGCGCTGCAAGAACAGATCCCGCTCCGCCGATCGCCGCCGAATGAGGCCCGGTAGAACTTGCCCCCCCGCATGTATCCAGCGGCCGAATTCAGTAGACGCCTTCCCATACTCGCGAGCGTTCAGCATCTTGAGCAACGTGGATGCGCGAAAAGCCGGCAGCCCGATATTGTAGGCCAGCGATATGACGGCGTCGAACTGCGGCTGCGTCAGCGGCACCTTGACGGCCGCAGTCACGCCCGCCTCGAATTTCTTCAGCGCCTCAGCGAATAGCGCGTCGCTTTCCTCCTGAGTGATCTTCATGCCCGGCTTGACGTGCGACCCCGTTACTCCTGCCGACACGGTCCACACACCCGCCGGACACCGATAGCTCTCCAGCCGATCGCCCTCGAATTTCTTGATAAGCTCAATGCCGGCCTTGCTCGTCCGTCGCGTCATAAAAGCAGTCCTAGTGATTGAGCGTGCTCGATAGGGTCGCGGGCGCCTTTGCTCAGGTTGCAAGGCCCGCAAAGTATCTGGAGATTTGCCGGCCAGTTGCTGCCGCCCTTCGACAGCGGCTTGACGTGATCGACGTGATACGATGGGCCGACCTTCTCTTTGCAATAGGCGCACTTCCCGCTCTGCGCGGCATGAATACGGCGCACGTCGTCCGCAGTATGATGGCCCTCGGCCATCTTCCGCTTTGCCCTGGATCTAATCCAAGCGACCTTCCTCTTTAACGGGTTGGCTTGCGCCCATGCTGAAGCCCGTTTTCTATCGCGTTCGCGATTAGCCGCCCTCCATTTCCGGGTGGTGATCTTCTGTTTCTCTCGATTGGCTTTGGAATAAGCCCGGCCAGCCGCCCGGACCTTCTCCCGGTTAGCTTCCTTGTAGAGTCTAACGTGCGCCCGAACGCGATCCCTATGCTTCTCGCGATATCGTGAGGTTGCAGCCCTGTTCACCTCCGGGTTAGCTGCGGCATAAGCCTTGTTCTTAGCGATGATTTCTTCCCGCTTGGCGACATACCGCGACCGGACATTCATCAACGCCCTTTCAGTATTATCCACATACCAAGCCTTCGCGCGCGACGTGGCGCACTCAACACATGCCCCGGTCAAGGTATAGAATTCCGAGACATGCCCCCGTTTCCTACACGGCTCCCCGGTAAAATACCGCTTAAGCCCCGCCGCCTTCGCGTCATCCCGCGATATGATCTGGTCAGCCATAATCAGCACTTCTCCTGCTGTTGTGGTTAGGGCCGGGCGAAGTGCTCGCAACACTCCGCCGGCCCGCTGATTATACCGTATCATCGTCAGTTGCCGGCAAAGAACACATGGCTCCCAACTTTGGCAGTTTGCCGTAACCCCATCGTCCAGCGCGGACGCGGCTTCATCTTGACGTGAACGAAATGAACGGCACCGCCGGTTATGTCCGGCTGCGATCCGGTCAGCGCGGCCAGGCATGCCCACAGCGACAGCAGGTAATGCGGATCGGACTCGTCCACCGTCGCCAGCCGCGAACGGTTGGCATCGCCAGGAAGCCACACGCTGAATTGGTACGGCTGCCGCACGACCTTGCCGACCGATGCCGCGAACTTGTCCGGCTGCTTCGTCCTGTTGATGATGACATTCGCGACCGCCAACATCCCGGCGGCCCCGTCGGACCTCGCTTCGGCCCAAACCGTCGCGGCCATGAGCTGCAATTCACCCCGTTGCAGCTTGATCGCCGGCACTGCTGGCAGCTCCGCAGCATCCGCCGGCGCCGAGCAGCGGGCGACGACGAGGACCAGCGCGCCGAGCAGCCACAGCGCCGCCAGCACCGCGAACGCGCGATGCATCCAGCGCTCAACCCGTCGCGGCATCAGGTCAGCCGAACGCCAGCAGGCAGCCGTAGACGACGGCAGCGATCAACGCGACGACAGCGAGGTAAGCCGCCACCGCCGCGCCTTCGTTCTTTCGCTTCACCGGCTATTGCCTAAAGCTTGTTGCAAGAAAGTGGTAATTGCCGCAGCGTGGCGAAAACCGGGAGCGTGACATGAACGACCACCAAGCCAGCATCGCCGCCAGCCTGCGGACCATCAAATGGCTTCTGTTCGGCATTTTCATCGGGCTAGCTGGCCTTGGAGCGCGGATTTCTGCGGAGTTGCCGCCGGCTGATTGGGGGCAGATCCTGCTGGGGGAGCGCTTCGCAACGCATCATGAACGGACTGCGCGTATTCCTTGACGGCAGGATCGGCCGCCGCAATCGCGGACAGCCGCGCCATGTGCGCCGTGAAGCTGTTCGGGTTGGTCGTGGTCCCCAATTCCGTCAGCCACTTGACGAACCGCTGGTTGGTCAGCGCGCGAGCGACGATGTAGGGCGCAACGGCGTTCAACCCGCCGGCCGCGACGCCGAGCGCCGTTCCTTCCGACGACATGCCGAAAACCGTCCCGGCGCCAGCACCGACGCCGAACGGCTGGAGGAACGCCATGAACATGCTTTGCCCAGCAGTGCCGCTTGGGTTGCTCATGTATTTCGTGTCGCGCATCGCCGCCGCCACATCGAGCAGCTTCTTTAGCTGATCCGGCAGCCCGGCATACTTGCTGCCCTTGAACAGCGCCGCCCGCGCGTCCGGCGCCATCTGGTTCCAGCGGGTCAGGAAGGTTTCAGGGCTGAAGATCGTCCGCGATCCCTGCTGACTTGGGATCGCTTCGCCCATCTGGCGCAGGACGAACGACGTAACCACGTCCCATTCCTCCGCCGGCATCGAGCGGCGGAGCTGCATCAGCTTGGTTCCGCCGCCGCCCCGCGTCTGCGTTCCTTCCATCGCCCAGCGGTAAGCCTGCTCCGGCGTCTTCGCCTGAACGACCTTGTCGATTACCGCCTCGATGCGCTTCAGCCCGGCGGCATAGTAGCGGTTCGCCCCCAGGAACTTCCGCAGCGCGTCCGGCCCGGCTGCCCGCGCAGCCTCTTCCATGTCGGCGGACAGTGCCGCATAGACTTCCTTCAACTCGCCGCGCGGGATATCCGAAACCGTCATCGGATCGGACAGCATGCCGCCGATCTTGCTCCGGAACGACGAAATCACGTTGAACGGCAGCGTCCCCTGCGGACTGATATCCGCCTGGATCGCGTCGAGATATCCGCGTAGCGTCGGGTTTTCCAGCTTGGCCGCCAGCGCCGGAGCAGCAGCAAGCTCGTTCCGCTGGCGCCCCAACGCCGCGACGATTTTGCTTGCCACCGCCGGCACATCGCGCGGCATGGTCCGGTAAAGATCCTCGTACATGGTTTCCGCACGGTTCCGGAAGTTCGTCACGAACTCCGCCCCGCCGCGCTGGAGCGCCCGACCCGCTTCGGTCGGGGACGTCCCCGGCGTTGCGCCGCGCCCGGCTCCGTAGCCCGTCGCCAAGTCCTCGACGTTCTGCCCGAGCGTATCGAGCTGCCGCGTCGCCGCCTCGCCCATCGTCGTAGCGCCCGTCGGCATCTTCGACGTCGCGGCTTCCATGCCTTGCAGGAAGCGGTTTCCGGTCACCTGCCCCGCCGTCGGCGCGATCCCGGCGCCGGTAAAGGTGTTCCAAAGCTGCTGCGGCGTCTGTCCGGTCAGCCGGCTTGTCCCGCCAGTGACGGCGCTGCGGACCATGCCCGGCACCAGATCGGCCGCCCGCTGGAACATGGCGTTCGTGCCAAACTCGCTTGCCGCGTCGGTCGTGCGCTGAACCGGCCCGCGCGTGTCCACACCGCCGCGCGCCATGCGCAGCGCATCGTAAGCCGCGCCGCCCAGCGTCGCGCCGATGCCAGCGCCGGCGGGAACCGCCAGCAGCCCGGCGCCGCCCGTGAACGGAGCCATGACGGCAGCCCCGGCAGCGCCGACCGCCCCGCCGACTCCCGAGACGATATCGCGCCCGACCGACGGCAGATCGCCATAGTCCAGCCCCGGCGGATTGTAGAGCGTCGGCCGGTTCGTCTGCGGATCGTTGAAAACGAAGTTGTCATCCTGATACGGTTGCGCGTCGGGATAGTAGCGCCTGATCTGCTCCAGCCGATCCTGCTGCGGAGCGCCGCCGACCATTTCGCGGACTTCGGCCGGCGCGCCGGTCCGCTTGTCCAGCGCCTCCGCACCTTGAAGCACGAAGCCGGGCGGAGGCGGAGGCGGCGCCGATCGCGGCGCAGGCTGGCGCGCCGATGGCTGCACCAGTTCAAACCCCGGCGGAGGCGGAGGCGGAGCGGCATGCGCCTGGTTGCCGCTGAACATGTCTGCGGCGAAGTCGAGCAACCCGCCCCCCGACGGAGGCAGCGCGATTTCGGCAGGCGGCGCCGATGCCGGCCCCGGCACCACGGCATCGCGCGGCAGTTGATCGAGCGCAACGACGGTTGAGAAGTCAGCCGACTGCCAGCCGATCTGGTTCCCCTGCTCATCGAGGAACGGGCGAAAGTTCTGTGCGGCAGTCATTGCGCCGGCACCCAGGCGCTACCGTTCCATTCCAGCGTTTCGCCCGTCTGCGGATTGACCGCGCGGGCAGGCGGCGCGCTGTCCCCGCCGCTCGTCGCCTGGTCAGACCCGCCGCCAGTGCCGCCGGCTTGGCCGAAATATGTCCCGCCGCGAAGCTGTTCAGCCCGGCCCCGCTCCCGCGCCGCCCGAGCTTCCGCCGCCGCGATGGCGTTGTTCAGGATAATTTTTCGCTCCTCCGGGGATTTGTTTGCCGAAGCATTCAGGTCCATCAGGATCTTGCGCTCGCCTTCGGTCGGGTTGCCGCCGAACAGTGACTTGAGTGAGCTTAGAGCGCTCATCTCAATCAGGTTCGTCATCTCCGTTGTCGCGGTGCCGCCATGCTCGCCGGGGATTAGGTTCCGATCGAGCCACGCCCTCGCGCCAGCAGTCGCCCCCGAGAACGATTGGTCATTGAGGTCCAGCGCCTTGCGAAGCGTGCTGACCGTCCCGGTAGCGCTTTCGGCCAGCTTGTCGCTTTCAAGAATGGCTTCCTTCTCGAATACCGACTGGTTCGGCGTGGCGCTGACGGCCGAGCCGATCCGGTTCCCCGTCGTGCCGTCAGGATTGAGGATGAATACGCCCTCGCGCGTCGTCACTGTCTGCGGGCGCTGCTGTTGTTGTGGCAGCGGCGGATTTTCCGCGATGGTTTCGCCCGCTGCGTTGACCCGCCGCGCTCCCGGCGTCAGCGTGTACTGCTCCGGCGCCTTGAACTGCTCCTTTGCATACTCACTCAGAAGCGCCGGATTGGCTTCGAGCATCATCGCTTCGCGCTCGCGGCCAGCCGCGCGGAGCTGGCGAGTCAGCGCCGCAACACCCTGCGCCTGCTGCGCCCGCGCCGCCTCGTCGCGCTGGTAAGCCTGGATCTTGCCCATAGCCCCCAGCTCCGCGAACTGGTCCGCCCGGTCCGCGCGCTGCGCCTGCTCGCCGGCCAGTGATCCCCTGGTCAACCCGCCGCCGAGCGCGCCGAGCAGTTCGCCGATCCCGACTTTCCGATCCCGCACGCCCGCGAGCTGGCCGACCGCCTGCCCGGCGCCGGCAAGCTGATACTGAAGCGGCGACACCACCGACCCGCGCGGCTGCGGCGACTGCTGGAGTAGCTGCGCGACAAGGTCGTTCATGCGCCCGCCGACGTTCAGCCGCTCCGTCTGAGTCGAGCCGGGAGCGGCGGCCGGATCGATCGCCGGCCGCTGGCTTGGCGTATTGCCTGCGTTCCAGACGCCGCCCAGGCCCTCGAACCAGTTCTTAGCGTCGTCGGTCTGGAGCAGCCCGCCCGATCCCGGCGCCGGCATCATGCCGTTGCGGGATAGCTGCATCATCTGATCTTCCGTCATGCCTGCGGTAGTTCTTGGATAGCCCGCCACGTCTGCCCCCTGCCCCTGAATTCCCGCCCGCACCTTCGGCACATAGGCCCGCGTCTCCGCCGGCAGCGGCCCGCCCCGCTCGACCCGCGACGGACCAGCGTTGTATGCGGCAAAGGTCTTCGACCAATCGCCGCCGAAACGGTCGTTGTTCTGCCGCAGGTACGCCGTGCCCGCGAAAATGTTGTTTGTCGGATCGAACCTGTCGCCGCCCAGCCCTTCGCGCTTAGCGACTTCGGCGTACGTCGCCGGCATGAGCTGCATAAGCCCGCCTGCCCCGGCCCGGCTCACCGCATCCGGCCGCCCGCTGCTTTCGACCTGCATGACCGAGCGAATGTATTCCGGCGGAACGCCGTACTTCCGCGACGCAGCGTCTACGATGGCATCATACGGCCCGCCTACCATCCGAAGCCCGTCCCCTGTCTCCCGCGCCAAATGTAGTCCGCCAGCAGGTTCTGGACCGGCACCGGCAGCCCGGTCAGCGTCCGTTCGCGATCGTCCGTCGCGACCTGTCCGCCCGGCTGGACCAGCGGCACCCCCGGCGCCGTCGACGTGGTTCCCGTTCCCCCGACGCCCGTTCCCGTCGCCAGCAGGCCCGCCGTCTGCGATCCCGATGCAGCCCCCGGCACGCCCCGCGCGGCAAGCTCCGCGAAGCTAAGCCCCGTGCTGCTGTCGCGATCCTGCCCGGTCGAATTCATCGACCCGCGCGCCGACATTTCCGCAGCGCTCGCCGCCTGCGTCGCTGGAGAGGACGCCCGGCCCATCGCGGCGCCGATGCCCATAAGGCCCGACATCGGCCCGCCGGCCAGCATGCCGGCCATGGCGCCCATGATGCCCAGGTTCGCCCCGGTCGTCGGCCCGTACTTCGACACCGAAACCGTCGGGCTGAAATACTCCTGCAGCACCCGCCCCCAGGTATCGGCCGGCTTGTAGCCGTTGAAGGCGTATTCGCTCCAGTTTACCCCGCCGTCGCGCGTGCTGATTTCGCTTTCCGGAGCGCCCGAGTACATCGAGGTGTCGCGGTCGAAGCCGCCGAAGCCGGTATTGCCGCCGACGCCGGCCATGCCGCCGCCACCATAGCCGCCACTGTCGTTGCCGCCGTAGCCGCCGCCGCCGCCCGGCCCGCCCATGCCGCCCGACCCCGGCCCGCTGTCGCCGTTGTGGCCGCCGCCGGGATTGTCCGACCCGCCCATGCCGTCGCCGAATTCCAGCTTGCCGGTTGCCGGGTTGATCGTGCCCGACCCGCCGAGCAGCCCGAGCAGCATCTGCTCTTTCGGCGCCAGCACCGTGACCCGGTCGTCACCGTCCCGGCCGGCGTCCGCCAGCAGCCCGCTTTTCACCACCTTGCCGTGATACTCCGGCAGCAGCTCGCGGAGCAGCCTGTCTTCTACCGGGTTGATATGGGCAGGCTCACCCGCCGCCTTCAGCCGCGCGTAATCGTCCCGATCGCGGCGCGTCGATGGCTTCTTTTGCAGCTTGTCCGCCATCACCAGATCCCCGAGCCGAAGTCAAATGCCAGATTTGACGTGTCGGCAATGTAGCTAGGCACCGTCGCCGCGCCGCTGCCGAACATCCCCGACAGCGCGTTGCCCGCCGCCGAGACACCACCGATCGCGGAAGGCAGCATTGACGCCAACTGCGCCGTCCCCACCCCGCCGGCAAGCACGTTCGCCGCCGTGTTGCTGTAATAGGGATCATTGCGGGCTGAGCCGCTGCTGTAGTTGCCCAGCACCGAGCGCAGGTAGTCGAGCTGCCGCTGATCGTAGCCCTGTGCGTCCTGCCACCGTGCGTACTGGTCCGTCAGCCCGGCCTGCTCCTGCTGCTGCATCGCATTGCCGGCCGTAATCTGCCCGTTGGCGTTGTTCAGCGCCCACCGCTGTTGATCCAGGCCCATGCCGTTAAGCGCATTTGCCGCCGACAGGTTGGTATTTATCGCGTTCTGTCCGGCCGACTGGTTGGCGAGCTGCGCCCGCAGCGCCAAATCCGCGTTGTACTGATTGGCCGACTGCTGCGCCGACATGTTCGCCTGCGTCATGGCGTTGTGCGCCGCCGCCGTCGAATTGTACGCCGACTGCTGCAACCCGGAGTTGTACTGCGCCATCGAGTTCAGCGCGTTCTGGTTCACAGTCTCCCGCGCGTTGTGCGCCGCCGCCGTCTCGCTGTTCGCCGTCTGCTGCAACCCGGAGTTGTATTGTGACATGTTGTTGGCTTGCAGCATGTTCTGCAAACCGGCCTGCTGGCGGTTGCCCGTGTTGAGATTGCCGACGTTCCAATCCATCGCCTGATTGCTGGTCTGCGCCGTCAAATCGCGGTTGGCGTCCTGCATGATGAGGCCCGACGCCGTGTCGTAGCCTTGATGCCGCAGCTTGCCCGATAGATTGCCGCTCTCGCGGATATAGTTCTCGTTGTTCAAAGTATTGGCGACCGCCTGCCGCGATCCGCCGAAAGCACCGGCCGCAGCCGCGCGAGCATTGGTCTGGTTGTTCACAATGTCATTCTGGCGCGACAGATCCGCCAGCGAGTTATTGACCACCGTACCGATGTACGGGTTCATGTACTTGTTGACGTCGTAGTTCAGGAAGTTCTTGGCCGTCACGTCGCGCACATCGCCGCGCGCCATCTGCGCCGCCTGCATCTGCGCCGCCGGCCCCGCGTTCGCGGCCGCCGTGTTGAACGCCTGCCCGAGCGAGGCAGGCCCGGCACTCGCGGCGCCGGTATTCATCACCGTACCCTGCGGCGTCGCCGCCCATCCCGCCGCCACCTGCGGCGCCTGATAGCCCGCCGCATTCTGCGCCGCCGCCTGCGCGGCACCGAGCGCGCCTTGACCGTACTGCCCGAGCGTGCTCAAGCCGGCGTAGCCAGCCATTTGGTTCGGGTTCGGCCCGGCCAACATGTTGCCTGAATATGGGGTGTACGGCTTGGCCGCGATCTGCTGCGCTTTTAAATAATTTTGATAATTGGCGTCCGCCGCCCATCCGGTCGGGGTCGTGGTTGTCGTGCTCAATGCCATGTCGTCACCTCTTCGCCCCGGTTTCTCTCGTGTCCAGCCGCATGGCCCCAAACCGCCAGAATGCCGGCGCCGACGATCCCGACAGCCGCAGCGCGATCTGACGAGCTGTCACGCGGCAGTCCAGCTTGCCGGTTCGGCCGCTCACGGTCCCGATCGCCCGCGTCACGGCGTCGCTCTGCGGCCAATCGCGCGTCAGCAGTTCGACCGCAGCGCCCCCGCTCATTTCCTCGAAATCAGGCGTCACGCGCAGCACGCTCATCAGCCGATCCCCGTCCGCCAGATCGACCGGTGCCGACTCCAGCCGCCAGGACAGCGGCGAGCCGTCAGCCGAGCGGCCTTTTTCATGGTAGAAGACCGTGCCGCCCGTCGTCGTTGCTACCGGCCACGCCTGCGGCCCCGCATCGACCCAGGCCGTGCGATCCAAAGTCCCCACTGACCAGGTGTTGTCAGCCGGGTTCCACAGCACGTACCGCGACACCTCGTTGCCGTCGCGCTTGTCGGGATACAGGACGATGAATTCGCCGCTCGCCGCGATCGTCGATACAACGATCTTATCGGCCTGCATCCATGCCAGGTTGTCCACGACGGCGCGGCGCACCGGACACGGTACGATCCTGGGCGCCCCGCCGTCCCACATATGGAACTGCCCCGAAGGACTCATCCA